GCGAGCGACTGCTCGATGAGCCGGTGAGCGTAGGAGACTTTGTCTTCGTAGGTCATTAGAAAGAAACGCCGCCGAGAGCCATGCCCATGCCGACCGATCCGAGGCCAGAGGCCACACCGCCGCCGATTCCGCCAAGCATCCCCATCATGCCCGCATTCTGCGAGGCACCGGCCTGCATGGCTGCGGCCTGCATGGCGGCGTTGTTGTTCAGCACAGCGTTGCGGTTGGAGGCCAGCATGTTGGTATTGAAGCTGGCCACGTTGCCGGACTGTTGCAGAGAGTTGCCGAAGATTCCGCTCACCTGTCCGGTCGTGTTACTCAGCGTCGAAGCGCCCAGTCCAAACGCCGGACCAATCGACTGCCGGAACGGATCAAGCTCGGTATAAGCACCGGCCAGACCAATTCGCCGCTGCCTGCGCGCCAGATCCATCTGGTTGACGCCAGCCGCAAACCCACGCCGCGCATCCAGCCGCTGCTGTCCATAGGCATCACGGTTGAGGATTTCAGCCGCGCTGCTACCCATCGAGGTGCCAAGGCCGCGAGCCGCAAAGGCTGCGCGCGCAGACTGCGAGGCTTCCCGCTGCTGCTCCGGTGAGAGCGAGCGACCGAGGGCGAGTTCAGACTCCGCATCCCGCTGGAGCTGTGCCTCAATGGCATTAGGCGCGGAGGCTGCTTGCAGCTCCTCGCCGACTACGCCACGGGTGCGTTGCAGGTATTCGTTGTCCAGCTTACCGGCGAGCTGATCGGCGGTGCCAAACTGCATGCGGATGTATTCTGGATACAACCGCTTGATTGCTGCTTCTTCCTCGCGCGTCTGCGCTTGGGCCACGCGAATGCTCGCGGCGGCCATTTTGTCATAATCAATCGGCGCCGGTGCCGGTGGCACTGGTGCTGGTGTAAATGATGGTCCTCCACCTCCCATATTATTGTCCTCCTGTTTTGCTAATTAGTTTCTCCCAATAGTAGACTCGCGGCTCAAAGCTCCCTCTGCGGCACCATGCCACATAGGTCTGCGGATGCGGCGCCACGCGCAGACACTCCCGCACAGGGTTTGTGCCAGCAGCGCCAGCAGCCAAAGTGACGAACCAGCAGTTAGCTTCCCCGAGTTCAAAGTTTTGCTCCTCCGCGTTCCACCGCGCCGCCTTGGCCAGCATGAAGCAGGACGGCGATGACCACACATAGCCCGCCGACAAATGCTCGCCGACCGCTTCCCAGAAGTCTTGCGTCGAGTGCTCGTCCCACCATTGTTTTGCTTTTTGCCATGGGGTCATCGGCCTTGGGCAGCTTCCAAGACTTCGACTTTGGCGGTGAGTTCTTGAATTGCCGCGACAAGCGTGGCGACCAGATAGCTGGCATCGACGCCTTGGTATGTTGGCTTTCCATCGGAATCTATTGCGTCTTTCTCGCCGCCGACCGCTTCGGGACACACCTCTTGCAACTCATGCGCAATAAATCCCTGCGACTGTTGGCCGCTGGATTTCCATTGAAACGTGCATGGTTTGAGCGCCGCAACTTTTGCCAATGCACCCGTCATTGGCGCAACATTCTCCTTCAGTCGATAATCTGAAGTTGTTAAGTAGGCAACGCTTGTCGTGCTGTTTTGGCTTATGCGCCCTGTCAGGCTGCCTCCATATCCAAACTGCATAAAATTTGAGTTGTTGGTTGATCCGGCTGAATCGTGATTGACGGTAATCCGGCTGGCATCAAGCCCAGACGTTTCGATGGTGGTTGATAAACCATTAGACACGCCTGCGCTCTGCGTGTTGACCAGCACGTTCCCGCTGGCGTCGATACGCACGCGCTCGGTGTTGTTTGTCCCAAACGACAACGCAAAGTTGCCGGTGTTGGTGATCGAACGGTTGGCAGTGCTGACGGTGATGTCTTGTGCGCCGAAGGCTGGAGCAACTTTTGCTCCATCGATGCCGGTGGCGAGCTTGGCGTTGGTCACTTCGCCATCTGCCAGCACAACAGTGGGCGCGCCGGTTGAGTTGAGTTTCGCGGGGGTCACGGTTTCGCCACTGACCCAGTTGTAGGATGCGGTTACGGTTGCCATTGGAGTAGTTGAGAGTTGAGGGTTTAGAGTTGAGGGTTAGGCGGCGTTGCGTGTCTCAGTCGGCGGGTTGCTCGGTCCTGCCGCCTCGATGCTGACGTTGCGGATCTCCGGCCGATTCGCCGTGGTTAGAAATTCAAGTTCGCAGTAATGCGCCTTCTGCCGGATCGGCTGCTTGAGCGTGTAGTCTTCGGCGAGGCCGGACGTGTTGGTCTGCCCCGGAACCAGCGTGATCGTGGCGTCGGGGTTGATCGTGATGGCTTTGACCGTGACCGATCCGGTGTTCGGAAGCACGACATCGGCCAGCGAGCGGACAAAGCGTTTTGTGCTCATACTGCCCATACCGTAACGTCGGGTGACGATGCGGCCGGGCACCGGCGTGATGACATCGGCCTGCACATCGGGCGACTGGTCGCCTTCCTCGATCTCGTCGAGGAGCATGAGGCGTCCGGCCTTGTTGCTGACAAAGAGGCGGCGCTCGTTGGCGCGGGTGGCTACGACAAAGTCGTCCACGCCGAAGCCGTAGATGTCGCGGGTTTCCCACCGGTCATTCAGCGCATTGTAGAGAAACACACCGTTGTTGTTGTCCGCACCGGCGAGCGGGACCGCCAGATAGTAGCGGTTGCTATACCAAAGCCCGACCGAGTTTTTGACCAGTGTAGCGTTGAGGTCGTCGAGCTGGTTGGCAATGGGGTCCGAGAGCGGCTTGGTGTCGCCGCGCAGCTTCAGGTCGAGGCGGCTGTCGAGGCGGTAGACACCGGAGTCACTGAGGAAATAGACAAACTGCCCCGCCGTGGCGATGGAGCGGCGGGCCGCGCAGCCGACCTCATCCGTGAGGAGCGTGAGCTTGCTGAGAGCCGTGTCGATGGCCGTAGAGGCGCCGTCTACGCTGGCGAATTGGTTGACCTCGGCCAACCAGATGGACTTTCTACAAAAGACGAGGAAGCTGTTCTCCACCCACGGATGGACCGCGACAACAAAGTCATTGCTGCCCGCACCGGCGCGGAAGCTCTGCCAGTAGGGATCGTAGGTATTGGCGTCCAAGATATCGCTGATGAGCACGTTGTTTTTGCCGTCAGGCAGGACGAGCCGGTTGTTGACGTAGGTGCCCCAAGGTGTGCTCCGCATGGTCTTGTAGGTGGCCGAGAGTCCGGTCGGCACGCCTGCGGGGCTGCGGACGAAAGCGGTCGCGATGCCGTCCCAGTAAAGAGGCGCCTTTACGCGGCGGATGGTTCGGCCGCTCGTTGTGGCATCGGTCGCGGTGCCGCTCGGCACAGTGATCGTAAAAGAGTTCGTTGAGGACGTGGCGATGTCATATTCCACGCCGTCGAAGGCAGCGACATTGCTCCCCTCAATACGCACGCGGGCGCCAGCGGGGAATCCGTGGCCGGTCAGGTTCACGGTCGCCGTGGTGGACGCGACCGTGATGCCGCCGGTGGTGACGTTCTTGACCACCCAGCCCGGGCGCGAGGCATCGGCTTCGCGGAAGAGATAGAGGCGGTCATTGGCCTGCGTCATGGAAATCGTGTCGGTCGGCTCGATGACCTCATCCGGTGAGGTCGGGTAGCCTAGCTCCTGAGGCAAAACACTGATGACGATGGTGTCGCCGTTCTCGTCTACGATTTCTTCTCCGGTGTCAGTGACCAGAAAGCCTCCCGCCCAGACACCGGCGAAGGATTGGTTGTCGTCCAAGAGAATCGTGTAAGCACGGTCGCCGCCCGCCAGCACAACGATCTCCGCGCTTTGCACTTGATCGGGTGAGCGGTAGACGCTGGCCGCAAAGATGCCGCCGCTGTAGACGCTCTGCACCACCGGCGCATTCGGCGCAGGGTTCAGCACAAAGGGCACCGTGAGCGGCGAGCTGGCCACGCTGATGGCGTCAGCCATGCGCTTGGCGCCCTTGCGCGTTACCGCCACGCCACGATCAAGCCGCATATTCTCCGAGAGCTGGAGCATGCCAGCGGGTAATGCCACCGGATTGATGCGCGAGGCATAGCCTGCGAATCCGGCGTCACCGTCGCGGAGGATGGGGCTTTCTAAAGGCATTTAGATGTTAGCCCTCATACATGATGTTAACCGATCCTGCGTCAAACGTGTCCGTGCCGTTGACGGTGGTTAGGCGGATGCGGTCGAGGGTTGACGCAATAGTAATTTGTCCGCCTGTTGAATAGGCGTTTGGACCGTCTGTTCTTCCAAAAGATCCAAAGCAGACCCAAGCGTTTCCACCAATGCTCACAATTTGCATCGCACCGGAATACTGATACGATGCCGCCTGCTCTGGGCTAATGAGCCATCCGTCAGTGCTGTTAAGCCCAACGCCATTTCCGCCGCAGCCAGAAACATAGCCGGAAGAGTTAATTCCGGTAGATGTTCCAACGCGCACAACTACATTGCTGCTGCCGCTTGTGCTTAACCC